CAATTGGATGTAATGATGTTATAGCAGCAATGGAAACAAATGCAACTTTAGCATCAGCGTTTAATTATATTATCAATGCTATTAATGAACTTAGTAAAGATCCAACTATGGTTAATGGTAACAATCGTAGACCAAATATTCCTCCGACTGAATAACTGTTAATTAACTGTACCCACCATAAACGTCAGTATTGTTTACGGTTTGATCTAATACGTATTCTTTACTAGCATCATCAACATTTTCAGTGTATACCTTACCAGTGGATGATAATTGATTACCGATGGTAGATGATACAATTCCTGAGAATGTACTATCATATACTTGATCATTACCTTTCTCACCAGTCAACCCTGGTTGGAAACTATATTCAAGTCTCTTACCTTTGATACGCCACATATAATGTCCACCTAATGGATTAAGTGAAGCAATATCTTGATCAAGTCTTTCAGTAATTCTAAAGTAATTTCCAGCACGGTTGCCTGTTCGATCATTACCGTATTCAGTCATTTGAAATACATCACCGGCTTTTGGTTCAATGTCTTGAGATAAATCAGTATATACAGATGTGGCTGCAAATGCAGTTTTATAGCCGCTTATACTGAAATATCCCGTTAGATCATCATCAGCATTATAGCCAAATTTACTCAATGCTAATGCATTTTCGTTCAATTCAATATAAATCTTTAATTGTTTAGGTCCATAAAAAATACTAGTTGGTTGTTCACCATATATATTATCTGCACTTAATGGGTTGTAGGTATTAACATAGTAATCAATTTTTTGTCCTAACGTATTAATAGCCTCTTCAACTATGTTACTTATTACAGTTATATCCGGTTCCATCCTTGTTTTGTCATATAATTCAAAACAATTTGTACCATTACCTGCACCACTATAATAACATGTAGCCATTAAATTTTTCTCCTCATTATTTTTTTACTAAATATCCTATACATTGGTTTGTTTTGAATGATATCTTTTTTAATAAACACTTGACATGTACTATCTCCTGAACGACCCAATTGACGCACATCACCGTTTTCTAAGTTAGATATAATCGTCGGGTAAAGAGTGTTGATATGTGCAATTAAATTAGGTGTACAAATTCTATTACCTTCTGATTTACGTAAAACATCAATTATATTTTCTTCAACGGTACTAGGAGATGCATGAACTGTAGCAATCAGTGATAATGATTTTGGAACATATCCTGGTGTGCCTCCAACTAGAGCCCTGGGTCCCATGTGTTGTGGGCCACGCTTACCTTCACGACTTGTATGAAATGCTTTGAAGTTTATAGGCATATTATTATTTATAAAAAAAGCCTGAACGATTTGATACCGTTCAGGCTTTTTTTAGGGTTTTAATTAATTATTTACGATTTAAAGAAACTTGCACCTGTCTTCAAGTGACTACCTTCAACCTTCTGCGCACCTTGCTTGTGCTTATGAAGAGCGCTGCCTGTATCTACTGCTGGAATCTTACCAGAATTGGCTTTACCACCTGCTGGCTTGACTTTTTCATCACCAACATTATTTTTTTTAGGGTCAGTCAAATGATGACCAGCATGTTTAGGAAGCTCTTCCATTTCAGTTGCTTCTGGCATAACGTCCTCATCCTCATCTTCCATATCATCACCTTCCATATCATCACCTTCCATATCATCACTTTCATCACCACCACCAAGAGCGGTCATCAAAACGTCATGTAACGCTTGAGCTGTTGCACGATCAAGTGTAACTGTTACTTCATCACCATCACCACCACCACCAACGTTAAAATCTACACTATCACCGGTATCATCACCAGCCTCGGTAGAATTTTCAATACCAAGATCTTCAAGATCTGAATTGTCTGACATTGCGTCTTCAAAAAGTTTATCAAAAGATGATTTTGTTTTGTTCATATTTTTATTTATTGCGGACTCACATACTTTTTTAGATTTTTTAGATATTTTTTGCATTTTATTATAGTTGGATGATTTTTGACTCAGGTCAACTTCTTCAGGTTTTTGCACACCTTCAACATTACCGGGTCCTCCCTGATCTTCAAGATCAGCTGCTTTACTATTATTGTAACCCCCGTCGCCTTTAATATTAACACCAGGTAAATCCTGTTTGTTTGTTTTTTCTGACAATACTTGTTTGTATGCGTTAAAGATTTCTTGTTCTGCGTTCATTTATGTATAAGTATTTATGTTATTATGGCTAAAAAAACACATTATTTAAACAATCCTAATTTACCAGCTGTTGGTTCAATGTTTGAATATACACCAGAAATGGTAAAAGAAATGCAAAAATGTGCAAACGATGTATTGTATTTTGCAGAAAATTATTTCTACATTATCAACTTGGATGAAGGTAAACAAAAGATTAAATTGCACAAATATCAGAAAAAAGCAATCAAATTAATGAAAGAAAATAGGTTTTCAATTTTATTATTTGCTCGTCAAAGTGGAAAATCTACAATTTCAACAATTTTATGTTTATGGCAAGCGATATTTAATGAAAATCAAAACATTCTAATTGTAGCTAATAAAGAAAGTACAGCTAAACAAATTTTCAAACGTATTCGTATAGCTTATGAGGCTTTACCGAACTGGTTGAAGTCTCCAACTGAAACATATGGTAAAGAATCATTAGAGCTTGAAAATGGTAGTCAAATTGGTATTTCAACCACAACCGGTACAGCTGCACGTGGATCCAGCTGTAATCTATTAATGATTGATGAAGCAGATTGGATTGATCCAGGAATGTTAAATGAATTTTGGGCATCAGTTTACCCAATTATTTCATCTTCCAAGAAATCAAAAATTGTGATGTGTTCAACTCCAAGAGACACATCGGGGTTGTTTTACAAAATTTATGCAGGTGCAGTCAAAGATGAAAACAACTGGGCACATATGAAAGTTACTTGGGATCAAGTTCCTGGTAGAGATGAAAAATGGAAAAAGGAAACTATGTCTTCCATGAGTGATCCTACTGCATTTGATCGTGAGTTTGCATGTTCATTCAATGAATCTGGTGAATCATCTATTGATATTGATTTGTTTGAGCGTATGAAAATGCATTGTACGAAACCTGAAATTCTTGTTGATGGTGATCATTACAGTATATGGGAAGTTCCACAAGCCGATCATTTATATGTTGCGGGTGTTGATATTTCCGAAGGCATAAATCAAGATGCATCATGTATACAAATTTTAGACATAACAGATTTACGTGAAATTAAACAAGTTGCTTGTTATCATTCAAATACAATTACACCCATTGAATTTACCCCGAAATTACATGAAATTTTATTAAACTGGGGTAAACCATTAGCACTTATTGAACGTAATAATTGTGGAGCTGGTGTAGTTGATAATTTAAGAAAAGATTACAATTATGAAAATATTGTAAGTTACGGTGCATCTATTATTATAAGAGACAAAGTTAGATTAGGTATTATTTCACATATAAATGTAAAATATCAAGCAATTATAAATGAAAGATATTGGATAAACACGGTAAAGTCTGTTATTATTAAAGATGTACGTACACTAAATGAATTAAAAACATTTAATCGTAATGCTAATGGAAGTTGGTCAGCATAATCTGGTAAACATGATGACCGAGTAATGTCGTTAATTTGGGCATTGTTTATTTTGTCTGAACCAATGGTAGAAAAATATTTTGAAGTAATTCAAAGAGATGATAATAATAAACCGTTACGGATCAAACAATTAGATTACGGTTTAAAGTATTTTATCAACCCAACTTCAATATATTCAAATCAACAAAACAGTTTAACACAAGGGCATGCACTACCATTTTTACTTGGCAACTCTGAAAGTAGCAAAGATGTTGATGATTTAAAAGACGATGGTTGGACTTTTTTACAGTCAGGGTATTAAATATAAAATAATTATGGTAACATTCAAACAATTTATTTTATTGGAAGGTGGTAATGTATTTAAAAATGCAGACGGAACCAGTGCCACTACAAATATCAAAAAAACAGATGTTTTGAAAATGGTTGCTAATTTAAGTAAAATTTTAAACATGGATTTGTCGAATAATCTATTGGGATCCACTGGCAAAAAAGAAATTAGCGGTGATATTGATATTGGTGCCTTGAAATCTCAAAGGGATACAATTTACAATGGTCTTTTGAATTATTGTAAAGAGAATGATCTTGATGCATCTCAATATGTCCGCAGAACCGGAGCAGGAATACATTTTAAAACTCAAATTCCAGATACCGAACAATATGGACAAACAGATTTTTTATTCGTAAATAATTTAGAATTTGCAAAATTTTATTTAGCAAATAATGAAACATCACCATTAAAAGGTGTGCATAGAAATATTATTCTGGCATGTCTAGCAAAAGCCCGTGATATGAAATTTTTATCCGGTGATG